TCTATCGCATACCTATCTCATGGAACATACGCTGAAGTCGATCATGGGGGAGATTGCGGATCATCTGACACGGCGTCCTGATTCCCCCTTTCTTATGATTCATCTTCGCGTGGATTCCAATGATCTGGCCGACCAAGTCACAATCGAACCCCTTGTAGGGTCCATCCTGACATCCTATGCGTCCATGTGTGTCAACAATGATACGTTTGATGCAGCCATTCCGCTCGCAGACAATAAAACAAAAGGAAAAATATTACTATATTGTGCCAATGCGACCCTTCATCATCCGTTGATCTTTTCAAGCGATTTGATGCCGTCTCTCTATGGATGGGATGCGGGATCTATCGATGCCTTCGAACAGCGCCTGTTAAACATGAATGCGTTTTGTAGCTCTCAGACACAGCCCTTTCTATACCCCAAAGAGCGAATGATCATCTTTGATTATTCGAGTGTCGCACCCTTATGGTGGACAGATCGACAACAACGTGACCTTATGACGACACACGAATTATTCATTCGAAATCAGCGCCCTACGATCCTTGCTGGGAATGGAGTAGAAGAGTGGATGCATCTGTTCCAATCATAAGGGGCATGTCCGCTCCATGAGAAAGGTGTCCATACCACTTCCGCTCCTATGGAGAGGGGTGTGTTTGTGGAGCACACGCTTGCGTCCCCACTTAGTGCCCCCACATGGAGAACATCTTCAAGCCCTCTTGAAACAATCGGATGTCCGCAAGAATCTTTTTCGCAAGCGCCGCAGTATCTTTTTTGCGATAGGATGAAAAGACCCATAGGCGATCATTGTGCTGTTTCCATTGTTGATACTGAGTATAATCCGAGCGAATCGTGACATAGACACTATACAGTTCTTTTTTATACGCATGTCGAGCCTCCATCGTCATCGGTAGGGACGTCTCGGACGGTGTCTCTGTGTGAATCACTGGATCATCAAACATGATGCGCATCCACGGAAGAAGCCGATCCATATGGAGCATATCCAGTTCGCGTTCGTTATCGACATCGTGGCGAACCAGTGTGGGCGTGGGGACATTGCGTCCTGAAAAATAAGAGGAGGAAAGACCTGCTACACTAGAGGCAAGAAGGGGGGCCATGTGATTGACAACAAATTGGTAGATCACTTGAGCGGGAAGGGAGGCCATCTATCTGGTGAACATTTGAAAATGTTCGCAAGATGATTCGCAATTGTTTTAAAATAGGGGTGAAGGGATACGTTACGCGTACCATTCTATAGAGAGGGGGCATCGAGTGAAAGGCGAGGATGTGTCTCCATAAATCGCATATGAAGCGCAGAAGAATCATGCCGTTTTTTACGATAATTCTGATAGGTTCCTCCACACTCGCATGCGACGATGGCATTGTCATGGGCGAGTCGTTGCTGGGTCTTTTGTTTCCGTGCTTCACGTTTGATGCGACTCTGTTCCGCCCGTTCCCCCTTTGTCTCTTCTTTCTTTTTTTGGCTCCATGCTCTTTTGTGAGCGGCAACCGCCTCTTTATGATCCTCCGCATACTTCTTACAATAGACCCTTTGTTCTTCTTTGTGAGAGGTGCGATATTCTTTCTGTTTGATACGGAGTTCTTCCTGGTGTTCCTTCGCATACGCACGCTGTTTTTCAGCAAGCTCTTTGCGATGGGAGGCTTTGTAGGCGGCCTGGTAGGCAGAAATACGATCAGGATGCTCTTCGCGATATCGGACATGATAGGTGATGATCTTCTCTCGATTCTCTTCATAGTATTGTTGTTGGGCCTTCTTTATAGATTCTCTATTATTTCTGTAGTATGCCGCATCGTATCGTTTTTTATCATCTTCCTCACGATAGGCACGATATGTATTCAGACAGAGGGGATGATCTTTGTAACGAATAATATGATCATTTTCTCGTTTACGTAATTGTGCTCGTGTATCACATGGAAAATGTTCAATGAGTTCAATGTAGATCTCATTTGTAGGGATCGTATACATATGAGCATATTTTCCATCATACATTCGATGTTTAATTGCATATAGATGAGATCCAAAACGTTTTTCCAAAGATGTCACAGTCGATCCAATGTAAAAGTGCGAATCCTCGCATACCAGTCTGTATATCTTGCCATGCTGATAGCGATCTTCTGGGTCGCCGTTCTCTAGAGAGTCATCACTGTCGTATCGATCCTCTAAGGAGTCAGCAGGATCCTCAGATATCGCTTCAAATTCAGAACTTATGTCCAACTCATGATTTAAACAAAGAAAGTCTAATTCGTGTGCGAGAAGATGATGATTCATTCTTTCATCTAATTCTTTCTTGGAATCACATGGATACTCTTCTAGTAATTCCATCGTGATATTATCCCATCCCACTCGTTTACAGTATTCATAAACACGCTTGTCATGTGTTTTTGAAAATTCCTTGTGATGCTGGAAGCGGCTAGAAAGAGATTGTGTAGTAGATCCGATGTAATAATGACCATCTTCTCCTTTCATGGAATAGATCTTACCACGCCGATACATATTCATCTCAAGGACATTCAAACACAGCGGGTCATCCTTGTGAGCATCCATATGCTGCTGGAGGCGTGTCTTTTTCTCAGCCGAAGGACACTCCTCTACCAATTCTATAGTGATATGATCCCATCCCACTTTGTTCAAGTGGGCGTAGATGTTGTTCAGTGTAGTCTTGGAAAGAGACTTATGATTCTTTAACCGCAATAAGAGGGGCTGCGTGGTTGCTCCAATGTAATAATGCCCATCTTCACAGAGAAGACGATAGATACGTGTAATTTGTTCCGCCATGGTTCCTACCTATCTCACTTCACTAACTTTTAGGTGCTAGTTTTTTGTCTAATACCTTTTTTACGATTATCACACTCTGTCAATTTTTAATGTGTTTAACGAGAATTTTTTCCGAATCCTTAACACGTCCGTACATATTGCCACTGCATATCTTCACATATCAACTGCCATGTCTTATCCTGCAAATATAGTTTATCTCGATTTTTCAGCAAAGGAAAGCACGCCAAATATTCATCCATCTCCAAGAGTTCACAGAATTTATAGAGAACATATCCATAGGACAAAAAATTGCGACGTCCTTTCGGGCAGTGCTTTTTAAAAGACGGTTGAATCTCACGAAACATATGACGCAGTTTCTCCTCGTCTTCTCGTGACATAAAGGGGGCATGTTGACCATTCAAGCGATTAATGATATGAGGGATGTGCTCGTAGTATTTCGAGCATTTCATCTTCCGCAGAATCTCACGAAGCTTCGTGGGTTTCAATGTTCCCATATTCGTCATTCGTTCTTTCTTCAATTGAACCAAAATGGCATCATAGACATCCGAGGGAATCTCCGTGCTCTCCTTGGCCTGAAATTGTGCCAGCCACTCATTAAAATGATTGATCTTCTTATAGGCATAATAACAGACCTCACGAGGCGGATCCTTATAAGATGGCTTGTCACTATCTACCAGAATAAATTCCTGCTTACCACACGTAGAGCATGTGAGATTCGCCTCATTGAGGCACATGATCATTTCACTTCCGCAATGTTCACACTGTGTCCATGGATCATCGTATTCTTCCACCGTCATGCGAGCCATGGAGGGGTCCTCCAATTGGAGATAGTCATTCAGCAATTGATTCCGTTGGAATCCCTTCTTTCCTGAATCTGCCACCACGGTCGATTTTCCCTCTTCTAAGGCTACCTCTTCCAGAATCGCCAAAATGGATCCTGGTTTGGCCTTGTTCGCAGAATACGTTTGGGTTCCTTGTTGAATTTGATCCTGGATATCATAGTAATTGTATAGGATATCGCCCGTTCTCAAGTAGTAATCCATCACATCCGTCCCATCTTCAATCGTTTTAATTCGTTTTTCGAGACGTTCCTTGTCTCGCTCTAGTTTCCATAATTCGATGTCTGAAGTGGTCTGACTGATCTTCTGAGTGAGTTGAGCGAGCTCTTCTTTCAAGTCGCCGATGTTTTCTTTTTGTTCTGCCATTTGCTGAATACGCTGATGATGGATGGCATCTAATGTCGTTCGCGCTTCAGGATTGCTACGCTTTGAATTTTTTACCTTGAAGAACGCACTCTCACTCATGTCTGTTACACGGTAACAGAAGGGGGTTTTTAAACCCTGTGGGGACACACTGTCGCCTTCGGCTCCGTGTCCCCACACCCCTTTCTCTCACGGGAAGGAATACACTTCATATTCTAAGGAGATGGATGTAGAGTATATGTTCTAAGGAGAAGGGTGTAGGGTATATGTATCCCTACAAGAGAGAGGGATGAGATCACGTCCGCTCCACGAGAGAGGGATGAGATCACGTCCGCTCCACGAGAGAGGGACTAGCCTAAAGAGGAATAGATGGGTAGAGACATAGTATGTCCGAGTTTGTGCCAAAAACACAGATTGGCACTGGGTTTGATGAACATCTATTGGATCACGTTCATTTACGAAATAAAATCATTCATTACATTAAAAGCGATGAATGTATCGGGCGCTTTCTAAAAAATGGGCATTACTGGGAAGAATGGATGTTTCATTATATTAAACACTTTTATGTACCACATACAAACATCATCGATTTGGGAGGTAACATAGGGACAACCACTCTATTGATGAGTGAAGTGGTGTCAGACGACTGTAAGGTATTTACCTTTGAACCGATCTACAGTGATATCCTATTTAAAAACATTGTAGACAATCATTTAACGGATCGTGTGACAGTATATCCCTATGGTGTGGGAAACAAAATAGAAACGTTACAAATGAAACCCGTCCATTTAACGGACAATATTAATTTCGGAGGAGTGTCAATCATACGTTCGTTAGATCATAGTGATACAAGTGTTAGCATCCCCATTGTTCCATTGGACCATTTTCATTTTGAAAATGTAAGTTTGATCAAAATCGATGTAGAACACATGGAAATTCAAGTATTAGAAGGGTGTATCGATTTCATTCGACGCTGTAAGCCTACCATTCTCATTGAAACCTATCAGCTGGATGAAGTCGCACAAACAAATGTGTTTAAAGAAATCATGTCGTTGGGATATGAAATTCGTGTCATTTCAGAGGGCTGTCATGATTACCTGATGACAATAAAAACAACGTAAGCATGTGGTGCACCTCTATGGAGAGGGGTGTGGGGACAGAATGTCTCCACGGGGGTGTGAACTGTTCATCTCCTATGGAGAGGGGTGTGGGGACAGAATGTCTCCACGGGGGTATGGGGGCGCTTGCGCTTCCATATTGTAACAGAGATATTCGACAGTCCATTGCTCCTCAGGTTCCTTCTCTTTCCATACCTGAATACGCTCATTCAAGAGTTGCATCCGATGATCAAACTCCTCTTGATTTACCGAAAGAGATCCTGTTTCCGTGAAAGAAAAGGGAGATAGATGTCGCATACTCCCTGTGTGGTAAGCATCAGGATTAAACCGCAGAAATACCACCTTACGAAATCCAATGTCTTCGTACAGATCAATCATTCGCTTCTCCTCACAAGAATACTGACGATGTTGATTCTCGTCCACTTCAATGATCACACAGTGAGATCCGAGATCGATGAAAAGGTCGGGTCGCCGCTGAGAGCACCCTCCTTCAATCCTTTTATCACAAATAATCGTGAGGGTGGATCCATGAACATCCTTGATCGCCTCTACAATGACATGCTCTTTCAAGCGAAATCGTCGTGGGATCTCTTCGTCTGGATGGAGGACACAATGACATCGAAAACAATAGGGTTTCCATCGAGAAAGGACTCCGCCCACATACACCATACGGCAATGTTGACAGGCTACCTCTGGTGTGCATATGATACACGTGCTACGAAACAGGTCATGTTCACAATAAGAGGATCCTCCACAGGGTTTGCATTGGGCATGCTGGCGACCATGTTCGCACAAAGAAGCTCCTCCACATTCACTACAGCACTGTTTTCGTTTATTGTGCTCGCATATCCCGGCTCCATGACATTCTCGGCAAGAGTATCGGTAGCTTCCATGTTCGCAGATGGAACGCCCGCCACATTCTTTGCAGACATTTCGATGACGTCCGTGTTCGCATATTTGGCTTCCTTTGCACTCCTTACACGTGGATTTGATCCGCTCGTGTTCACAGATTCGGCTCCCTTTGCATGGAATGCACTGAGATCGGATTCTCCCATGCTCACACACGCCCGATCCTTTACACTGGATGCATGTTGTCTTTCGTTGTTGATGCTCGCATATACCCTTTCCGCCGCATGGAATACAGTGATATAGTTGTTTACCATGTTCACATTTGGCACGGACCCTCTTGGGTTTTACTTCTGCAATAGTGGCCATGGCGGTTTGAAGTCTAAAACGAGGGAGAACCATTCAATTTTAAGGGGTGAGATGTCCGGCAGAATGTTTTTAGGAAAAAGGGCATCTTACGGCACGAGACCCAAAAAATAAAAAACGCGCGGTTGGCCAAAATTATTTTGTGTTCTGAGGGTATAGAAAATGACTGGAGGTGGTTTGATGCAGCTCGTCGCCTATGGCGCCCAAGACGTTTACCTGACTGGTAACCCGCAGATTACCTCGACATTTTGAAGGGGGTTGAAAAGTGACCGGCAGATGATAAGACAGTATATTCATCTGATCAAGTCCGTTAGTGGTTCCAAATGATGAGATCGCAGAATGATCTCATCCACCACAGTCACTAGTGATTCCACGCTGGGAATTGCAACACTGTCAAATTGCGGGAACACCCTAAAGCTTTCACTACTAAGTATTTCCTGAAAAGGGGATATGGCTGAGAACATCACTCAGAGATAGTAACAATGTGAAAGATAAGCGCAGCGCGCGAAATGGGCAATCCGCAGCCAAGTTCTACACGATAGGTTCTCCTATCGCATGAATGCAGTTCAGAGACTAAATGGTAGTGGGTGTGAAAGGCGCATCATGTGCGCACAACATGCTTAAGTTATAGTCCAATCCCTTGAGTGAGTGACGTCCTCTATAAATATCCCGAAAGGGAGGGTTTTCACTTTTTTTTGTCTTCAAAGTCGTTTATCGGCGTCACACTAACTTTGCCATGGAGTCCATCGAGAACCCGTTTAACGGCGCTCCGAACTTCGGCAAGAAGGTCACCTGCACCATCCAGCGCAACGGTGATCTCATCCACCGCATGTACCTCCAGGCCACCCTGCCGCAGGTCGCCCTCCAGTCATCGGACGGCTCAGGCGCCCAGTTCCGTTGGCTCAACTGGATCGGTCACAACCTCATTGACTACGTCGAGATTGAGATCGGTGGCCAGCGCATTGACAAGCACTATGGTGACTGGCTCCACATCTGGAACGAGCTCACTCAGGAGCCGGGCAAGCAGGCTGGTTATGCCAAGATGGTCGGCAACGTCCCCGAGCTCACGAACCTCCTCTACCAGGGCGGCTCGTCGTGCGACAACGATTGCTATGGCGGTGAGCCCCTCACCTCCGAGGTCATCACCTCGTGCGCCCCGATGTACACCCTCTACATCCCGCTTCAGTTCTGGTTCTGCCGCAACCCGGGTCTGGCTCTGCCGCTGATCGCCCTCCAGTATCACGAGGTGCGCATCAACCTCGAGTTCAACTCGCTGAACAACCTGTGCTGGGACTACTCGAACTCGTCGGACCCGCACGCGATCCGCAACCGTGTCGGCCAGTGCGGCCTTGCCGCCGCGTCGCTCTACGTCGATTACATCTACCTCGACACCGATGAGCGCCGCAAGTTCGCCCAGGTCTCGCACGAGTACCTGATTGATGTCCTCCAGTACACTGGTCAGGAGTCGATCACCTCGTCGGCCAACAAGCTGAAGCTGAACTTCAACCACCCCTGCAAGGAGCTTATCTGGGTCGTCCAGCGCGACTCGTTCGTCTCGTGCGATGATGCCATCATCAACCAGTGGAAGGGCCAGCAGCCGTTCAACTACTCGGACTGGTGGGACCGCTCGGTGCTCGAGTCGGGCTACTCGGTCACCCGCGTCGAGGGCATGGCCGGCAAGAACCCGACCATCACCGCGCTCCTCCAGCTCAACGGTCACGACCGCTTCCAGGTTCGCGACGGCAACTACTTCAACTTGGTTCAGCCGTATCAGCACCACACCAACATCCCCGCTGTCGGCATCAACGTTTACTCGTTTGCCCTCCAGCCGGAGCAGCACCAGCCGTCGGGCACGTGTAACTTGTCGCGTATCGACAACACCACGCTGCTCCTGACCGTGTCCAACAACGCTGTTGGCACCAACCTGTCGTCGGCGGTCCGCGTGTATGCCACCAACTTCAATGTGCTGCGCGTGATGAGCGGCATGGGAGGTAAATTGGGCTTTATGCTCCATTTCATTTCGCAATACATCCAACAGTGGATGATTGCGACTGTTATGCTATGCCTCCAAGTGTCCCAGAAAAACCTGGGGCAAGTTTACATATCGGCGTGACTAGATGTAGTCGCGCAAGCAACACCGTCAAATTGCGGGAAACTCCTGTCAAGTCATCAGTACCGTTCTGGGGTCGAAAGATCTGCCCAGCAACACCGTGGGGAAACTCACGGGTATGGTAAGAATCTGATGATTAAGGATTATCCGCAGCCAAGTCCTAACGATGACGCAACAGCTCATCTAAGGATGCAGTTCAGAGACTTGATGTCGGTGGGCCAACAACGATTGAATACACAAACCAATACGTGTTTCATGAGTTGGCATAAGGTAAAGTCCGTCCCCCTGGAGACAGGGTCAGCAAGAGGATTCAAGTGTGGTCGATATTCCATACGCGAGGAGAGCTTGTTGGGTATGATGTCATAGGCATCATGCGGGTTCAACGCTAGCTTACAGCAACTAAATCAATTATACTGCGTGTATGGTTGTATGTGTAAAACAAAAGAAAAAACTGTTATATTGTATATCATTCCATATGGTATACAATATAAATAGCAAGGTTCATCCTATCATGTGTGGAATGGGTATGATGATTTTTCATAATATATCAATAAAATTGACGGCGCATCGATCCTTATTAATCAGAGTAAGAATAAAATGTCATTGATACCAGAAGGGTTTGTAGTGGGAGAGAGGTTCGAAGGGATTGTCAATCGTCGCGGTCAAAAGGCAGGTGTGGAGCAGAACTGGGGTTATCATGCGACAGACAAGGAGGGGGCACCTTGTGTTCTTATGTATTGTCATCCAGGTGTATTTGTGATTGCGGATTCATTGGATGAACTT